TAGATAAAAGTTATCTTGCCAGTTACGCAATACGGATGTTTTGTGATCCTGAATAGTCTTTAGACGATCATATATTGACAATCCTTGAAACTTATGAGGCATCAATATAGCTGTCGTTGTTATCCAAGGAGAAGAATCTATTTCCTCAACACTCAGAATCTTTACCGGAGGCTGAATGCCGGCAACTGTAACTTTTACTCGCTCGCTTATTCCGTCTCCATTAACATCCAGAAACATAAAACACTCACCAATCTCTAGCAACTTGTTCGGATCGTCTTCAAATGTTGATGGAACAAGGGTTGTTTCGCCCTGGTAATTGAATCGATAGGATGTACGGATTAGATCAGCTCTAGCTAGATCACCTATATCATCCTCAGAATACCCTTCTTCGTGTAGGTCTGATGCAGTTTTACTGACTATGTGACATGTAAATCGTGCGTCCGTCACATCAATAGAATTGTGCTGTAGATTAATACGCCACTCTTCCGGCGTAACTGAATCGATACAGATTTTTCCTTTGTTCTCGGTAATGACGATCTTTACGTCATGGCTAGATTGAGTCATTCCCATTTCATCAACAAACTGCGTTGAGTCCATTTCCATGATTTCTACATTGGGATTTGCAGCAATCATGGAAAGTTGATCATCACTTAGGCCAGTATATTTGTGTGTGGTCTTTTTTTCGTTGTCTTTGTAATAGACTTTCAATATGCCGTTACGCTGCAATAAAGCGTCCTTAACAAATTCATGTATTAACACGAATCCGTTGTTATCCTTCATTAGAATATCATAAACAAATTCACTTTCTATCTCTGCGCGTAGTTCATCATCCGAATTGATAGGATCGAAAACAACCACTTCATTGTTCTGAGTGAACGACTTCATGATTTGAGGCATTAACCATTCGATAGCGTCCGCAACATCAGTTGATGTTAACTGGCTCCGGCCTTCAATCTCTGTTCCGTTCGGTCTACCTAAATAGTACGATAAAGGCAAGCGCAATGCGGCCTCATTACTGGTTGTAATGTTGCTTTGGCTTAGCTCATTGGCAATAATTGCTAATATTTCATTGTCATCCATGCGCTTGCTTTTCATTAACAGCCTTTCTTTTTCTTCTTCATTGGAACCATTGGCCCTTTCTCTTTAGTCGGCATTTTCTTCATTTCAATGTACTCCTAATAACACCGTTAAAACCATCATTCCAGGCGGTAAATTGTTCTGATGGATTTGGATGTGGATTAGTTCCAATCAACTGACCTAATTGCTGTGCTCTCTGTCCATCTCCCCAAGCCCTTCCCATTTTTATATTGTTTGCGTAATCGCCACTCATTTAAACCACCATTGCGTCTAATCGTGAATAATCAAATTTTTCTTGTTTCCTTGGTGCTATTATTCCAGGAAATAATTCTGTTAATGCCCATATCAATGCATCAGCTCTGTTCGGTGAATTTTCACCCATGTATCCATTTGTGCTAAATGCAGTCAATTCCTCTTCTAATTCTCTAAAAAAACCCACATGACGAACTTTCCCTTTTTCGTACAATGCGCTTATTGGTTCAGCTCTAACCGACTTTCCTCGTGTCGCCGTTACTTGCTTATAAGGTGTTCGCTGCCTTGCTGTTTGTATAACATGCTGAACCATTGCGCCACCATAGTTGACTTCACCAACAACAACATTTGCCTCATGACGATCATACGCATCCGTGACAACTCTACCCCATATTGCTGGGCCACATTTAACGGTACAGTCCTCTAGCACATAGGCATTTCCATCAATTCCCAATCCAGCAACACAAATTCCTATAGCGTCATTGTCTGCATTATCTGTATCACCTGAGCCGCTCGGATCAACTGCAACAACAACACGTATCAATTGCGGAGTTGATCCATCTAATACACGCCAAGTATCTATTGACTCATCGCTGAATAATGAATTTGGGTTAGCATCAGCAAATTCTCCTTCAAGAAATCGTTTTCTGAGTCTCGCGCTTAGTCCAGATAATGTTTCTATATATCCAAAGGATAAATTTTCAATATTATCCTTTGGATTCATCTGGAAAGATGCATAGTCAACTGGATTCAGTAATGGCTGTTTACTTTCAGGATCAATCTTTTGAATAAAGTATTTATACGCCCAATGATTTTTGTTTGGTGGATTTAGGTCATAGTAAAAACGTGGCTTTAATGGTGCAACATTTCTGTTCTGTATTACCGTATCAACGCGTTGAGCTAATCGTGTTACAACAACTGATCTACTATTCAATGGTATCTGAGAACATTCATTGAGATAGATAGTAGAAAATTCTTTACCTAAAATCTTCTCTACTCGTTCCTTATCATCCAATCCACCGAACCACAACTCGCTTCCATTATCGAAAGTCGCGAACATGTCCGTTGAATTAATTTTAAATGGAACTCCTGGAAATGCTTTACGCATTACATCAGGGAATGTTTCCTGTACTATTGATGACCTAACCGCATTGAGCCTGAATCTAAATATTACATGTCTTGAATTTGGTGCTTTTAATGCTCTGAATATAACATTGCGTACTAGCAGGAAAGTTTTACCTGATCTTGATCCACCAAATAAACAAATGTGTGTTGAGTCAGAAGCAAGAATTTCTTGCGCTTCTAATTGTTTGCCTGTTAACTTAAATTCGCTCATCAAGTTTTGACGCTTGTATGATTACGGTTGCCGTTAAATTAGCATTAATCTCAGTAGGCAAAAGCTTTGCATAATGTCGGTAGAACTCTGTTTGATTTTCTTGCGCCCAAGCTGCAAAGTTTTGTACTCCACCTATTCTATCAAACACGTCAAGAATGTTATCCTTAATTCCCTTTGTTACTTTGTTAGGTGTCCCAGGCTTTCTACCTGTTTTCTGTCTATCAATAGTATTGGCCATAAAACTCACCTTTATAACTTCCTACTAAATTTAAAAGACTTTTAATATCAACTCCATATTTTTTTAATATACTCCAGGGTTTAGCTAATATCATCCTAGCTGAAAACTCTTTTGTCCCAAGCAATTCTATCCAAAGCTTATCATCTCTATTTGACTTTGGAAGCAGCAAATATTCATAATGTGATTTTTTATGCTTGTTGTTTACAATGTTAAATACTGGTGACAATGAATGTATTAAATGCTTTTCATACATAAGAGAATATTTTTCCTCATAAAAGAAAGCAAATATGCTTCCTTCAAATTCTGAAAACCTTTTTGACTGAATATCAAATCTATTATTACATCCTTTGCCAACATAAACACATTCATTTTGTTTATAGAATGTGTAAACATAATACTTTAATTTATTGTTTAATCTTGCTGCCATTATCTTATCATCTAGTAAATTTTACGTGATTATATCACTAAATTAGATATTGATTAAATTATTTTATTATATTGTTTCCATAGATTTGCAAGCTCTGATTTATCAAAATGATTCTGAATAAACTCATCTTTTGTATATCCACAACGGAAGCTAATAATATTGTATTCTAATATTTTTTGTTTAATGTCAAATATTTTACTCAAAAGTTCCATTCTTTCATTGTCGCGGTTTTTCATTTCTTCTAAGGTGTTGGCTTTAGTTCTAAAATCAACGCCAGTGAGTTCTACCCCATGGCTTTCCATCAAATAGGAAAGTGAAACGCCCAAAGCTTTGCTGAGCGCGATAAGCACCCCTGAGCTAGGGGTCATTTCATCGCGTTCATATTTGCCAATAGCCTGTGCACTGACTTTGCCATCAAGAGCATCAGCAAGCCCACGTAATGATAATCCCGCCTTTTTTCGCGCCAATTTAATGCGTTGTCCAATCATACATTTGACTCCGTTGGTTTACATTTGTTATAATAATATACGTCCGGTTCATTCATTATTCTGTCCAGGTTATAGGTAGACTAGCAACTCGACTATCAGTTGTATTTGCATCTGCTGTTGCCTGATCTAAAAAAAACTTAGCTATATATCCTAAATCAGTTTTGTGTATGTTAATAACGCCGGTTACTGTTATCTGAGTTATTACAATTGCATTAGCAGGTATTGTAGTTGTCCCGTCCTCGTTCCAGGTTGTTACCGTCTGGAATCCATTTGATTCTGTGATAAATCCGATAAACGTATTACCGTTCGCCATATTGATTCTGGATAAAATGGTTGCTCTCCGTCCGTCTGCTGTTTGTGCTGAATTCCAATCTTTTTTCTGTATTTTTTTCATTTTTCCTCTTTTAGCCTTTCTTTTAAAGATTCCATTAATTTATTGTATTCTATTCGGTCGTCATCCATTAAATCTCCATAATCTACAACATTTGTTAACCATAAATAGCACTCGTTTAATAATTCTAAATCAGTCATTATTCCTCCTCAATTACATAGCGCTTTAATGAGTTACAGAATCTTGCATATTTTCCTTTTTTAGTCTCTATTATAACCGATCCAGTAGCATAACTCAATATCATTTGATAAATACTAACTAACCAGACAATCAGTATAAATACAATGACGATAATTCCTGTTATTAGTCCGAATATTATGTTAATCATTTGATCTCCAACAATCCCATAATCACTA